ACGAGGTTTACGAACAACGTAAGCGTCTTTAGTCCCAAGTTCCGAAGCGAAAACTTCGCCATAAGATTGTCTCCCCATGGCCGCAACCACCTGACACATATGCAGCGCCTCGATCACCTCTGCATGTGATTCATTAAGGTTCTTGCCCGTTTCAATTGAAATAGCTTCCTTCAGCTTCTCATGATCTCTTTTGATTAACTGGGCTAAAGTATCGAAATAGTCGGCTCGTCGAACTCGACTCAATTTTCGCCACCCGTCGAAAGCCTTGCGTGCTACTTCAACCGCATAAGAAATGTCTTGCGGAACCGTTTGAGGAAACAAGCCATAAACTTGCTCCGTAGAGGGGTTTATGGCTTCGAATGTGGTTTGATTTGGCTGTTCGCCAAATCGGCCGCTGATGTAATTCTTGCCTTGAAACATAGAAATCTCCTTGTATTTGCAAGGATTATACTACGAAGAGCTGTTCCTTACAATACTTCTTGTTTTCTTAAGTAAGTAAGAAGTTCCTCGAAAACTGAATCCCAGTCTCCTGTGCTTTTCTGGCGGAACAAGCACAGATTGGCGTACCAATGAAAAGGCACGGCCCAGCGTGTGTCCACACGCTTGGACAGCAAACCCATCACCGGCTTGCCGAGAGCCCCAGCTAAATGCAGAACGGCAGTATCCACCGTCACCACGAGATCCAGCGAGTTGATCAACTTGGCCGTGTCGTAGAAATCATTGAGCTGCACTCCGTTGAGATTCATGTCTTCCGCCCCTTCAACGAGTTGCGGCATGTGGATTTCTTTTTGCAACATCAACAACTTCGTCTTGTCAGTCTGCAAGGCTTTGAAGTGTTTGAGGGGACAGTTGCGTTCTGCGTTGTTGGGGTGGGTCGGCCCTCCCTCCCACGCAATGCCGATCTTGTAAAACCCATCAAATTCCGACAGGTCTTCTTGTTCTGGCACTACAAGGTAATTCGGGCTAACCTCGAATTGATGAAGGGAAAAAGGCAAACTCATCGACAGAACGTGGCAATCGTGTTCGGGCAGCTCTGCATTGTCTTTGTCGATCATATCCACGCCGAAGTGGGCGAAAAGACGATGTAGTTCTGTGGGGCAGTGAAGAATAACCTTAGTGCATTTCTCTTTGAGCAGAGGCACGTAACGGGCGAATTGGATGTTGTCGCCAAGACCTTGTTCGCAGTAGACGATGACTGTTTTGCCTTCGACGGACTCGGTGCCCGTCCACATGCGACTGTCTTTGTAGACGTGGCGGTAATACTCCATCGTCGGATGCTTGGTTCTGTCCAGATAATCTGCCGACATGGTTAGCCTTTCTTTCGGAGCATGGTTTTCTTGACTTTGCAGGAGCTGGTGTCCGCTTTCGGCGCTTTTGTATAAGCAGCCATGTTAAGAAGTGGAATAGTTCCCATTGGCAGATCTGTGTAGCCACGTCCACCAAGGCGTGTCTTCAGATCGTTGAAGTCTTGGGCGGATTCAATCCAAGGTTCATACAGCATTCTGTTTTCATAAATGATCTGCTGGATTTTTTTCTCCCAGACCAAGGGCAAGTTCAAGCCAGCAAGGCTCGTCAGCGGACTGGTCACGAGGCTCTCCCCTTGAAGAATCGTGATCAACTTGATCCCCTTCTTGCTCCGGCTCGCCAAATACAAATACAGTCTCTTCATTCATTAAACCTTCCAGCAAAACTTCGAGCAATATCTGGGCGTGCAAATCATCGCCGAACTGATCCACGAACGTTTGCAACGTGATAGCTCCGAGTTCTGCCTTTTCATTCTCGGACACACTCATATGTTTAGATATGATGCCTTTCTCCAAATACGCCAAGGTCAAGGACAATTATTGCGCCTGCTATTTTGGCCCAGCCGATGAATACCTTGTCCAGTTGAGGTTGCTTGGACCCCTCGTGGAACGGCAGTTTCCGGGTGTGAAAATCTACTTTGGGTGCCGAGACGACAAAGTACACATCTTCGGTTCCAGTGACAGGGTAATGAAGCTCTCAGATATCAAGATGCGCAGGCAAGACTTTGCCCATATCAGGGAGCTACGGTACGATGGCACAGGCCACCCCGTTGAGCAGTTCATGGTGGAATCGGACCTTAAGAACTGGACGGTGGCGAATCCTCCCGCCGAAGATCATGCCGCACGATGCGTAATTATTACCCAAGGCAACTATCCCACAAAGAACATGGAACAAAGACAGATTGAGTCTGTCCGCCGAGTTTACAAAGACAAGGGTTATGATGTGGAAATCGACGCTTCTGTGAAGGGGGCCGGGATAGTTGTGGGGGTGGAGAGTCCGGGTTTGTTTGAAGCCGCCTCGCAAGGGGTGCAAACGGTTTTGGTGCCTACGGGGGTTGGTACACGTCTGTACAAACTGATGCTCCCTTTTTCAAGTTTGCTGCATAACTAAATTTGAACGAACGATATAAGGCATTCTCTAACTTTGCTGAGGCAAACAAATGTCTACCTTTACGGTAAAACTCAACAACATCGCACAGGGCCGGTTGGATCTTGATCCTTCGACCCACCCGCTTGCCGCTGGCACCAGCGCAACCTACGGCCAACTCGGCACGGTCTTCACGACCTCCAAGCAGCGCCAGATTTGGGTTGCCGGGCCGAACCGCAGATATCGTCTGCTCCGGGACGGTGACACCTTCACCGATTGCAACTACTGGAAGCAGTTCGCCTACCCGCAGACCACCTTGGAAAAGGCGTTCATCGAAGTCACAAGTGACGACGGCTCCGTCTACAGCGATGTAGCCGAAGAGAACGTGTTCGCCAAGGGTGCAACCGTCACCTTGACCACGGCATTGTCCGGCACGGTCATTGACTTCGTGACCACTTATGGTGGTCCGGCCCGCTTCTTGAGCGTGCAGAATCTCGATTCTTCCATCAAGATCACCGGCGAACTTAACGGCGACACCAACATCACCTTCGTGGTCGATGCAAACGAGGTGTTCATGTTCAACCAAGGCGACATGGTTATCACCATGCTAAGACTCAAGAGCGCTTCCGGCACCCCACAGGCCAGCTGGATCGCCTCCATCAAGAGCACTTGCAACTCATAACATTACTTGAAGATTACTTCAAACAGAAAGCCGTGTCCTGCGACACGGCTTTTTCGTTTCGTGTCTGACTATCTTAGTCAATGCCAGTGGTAAGATCTAAATTGGTAAGCAGACGTGTCCAAGAGAGTCGTCCGGAGAAACTCGTAAGGACGATAAGTCTCAAGGACTTCTTCGAGAAAAGAAACCGCATTTTAATCGTTCGCTCATGCGGCGGCATGGGTGACATTTTCATGCACCGCATGATGTTCGAGGATTTCAAAAGAATCATGCCAGACGCTGAAATTCACTTCTCCTGTCCGAAGTATTACCACGACGCCGTTTCCGATCACCCGTTCATAGACAAAGTTTTGGATTGCGACCACATGGACAAGGAAAAATACCTCGTCGTGTACAACACCACAACTGCCTGTGGCCGAGCTGAAATGAAACTGGCACCGTTGTCTGGTCCGAATCGCAGCGACATATGGGCGGCTCATTGCGGAGTTCTGCTACAGAAACACGACATGCACATTCGCATGAGCGAAGAAGAACGAGCCGTTGGCAATCGAATCATCGACGAGCACCGGGACAGATCCGGACCTGTAGTTATCTTCTGTCCGGTCTCTTCGATGGGCAACAAAAACTTGAGCGATCAACAGATGATTGGGGTTGTGAACGGATTGCGGGAAAGGGGATGTTGTCCCATCGCCATGCACAATCATCCCATCCATGTCATGTTGCAGAACGACGTGCCGATGATCACTCTTTATAAGATCCGACATTGGATGTCTGTGCTTCACGAATGTGATTACGTGGTCAGCGTTGATACCGCTTCATTCCATTGTGCGGGTGGAATGAAGCGGCCCATGGTAGGCATTTTCACGTTCATCAACGGAGGAGCTTACGGAATGCACTACCCACGGGTCGAATACGTGCAAGGGCCGTGTCCTGCTGGTTACATGGGGTGTTACAATTGGGGGGCTTGTCCCGTCACAAACAAGAGCCCAAAACCGTGCCTGACGGAGATCACCACAGAAATGGTGCTCAAAGCAGTAGATAAGATGTTGATGAAATGGCCGATGGCCGTCAACTCGAAGGACCAAGATGCCGCAAATTATCAGGCCAGCAGCAAAAGTTAAGATTGTTCCGAAAGAAGGCGAGATAGAAATCACGCTGAACATCAACATCACTGTCGATGGACAAATAGTAGCTACTGGCGAGAATGCCAAGTCCGTGCGTGTCGAAGAAGAAAACAAAGAGGAAAAGAGCCCGTTCATCATACCGGACTTTTCGAGTGGTTTGAAATTGAACTTTGGAAAGAAAGAAGGTAGCCCGTGACACTGTGAGGACTGCTTGAATTCTATTTTTACTCTCCGGGAACTAGACATTATCGACGATGCGATCAGATCATTCCGTGAGACTCATGTTGAGACGATATTTTTAGAAACAATAAGACCTTTGGCACAGTCAAAGGCGGACGAGTTCAAGAATGAGGTAAATCGACTTCTTGAGAAACTCTGGGAACTTAAGAGGAACGAATAGGAGATATTTATGGCTTGTGGTTTTGATGTCGGGACGTATAACCTTGTGTGCTGTAAGCGAAATGATCAAGGCGATTTTGTTTACAAGCGTGAAGTAAACGCTTTCTTGTCGATGCCGCTCGACAATGATTTTGTGTTCAACATGATGAAGATGGCAGGAGTGCCGTTGATTCATCGTGAAGACGCCAACGTCGCCTACGCCCTCGGCGAAGCGGCCGTCAACATGGCCTATACCATGACGCAACTCGAATTGAAGCGGCCCATGAAAGACGGGTGCGTCAATCCCAAGGAACAAGATGCCTTCCAGATCATGAACATCATGGTCCACAGTCTGCTAGACGAAGTTCAGCACGACAAGGAGATTTTGTGTTATTGCGTTCCGGCCAACGCCATCAACGAAGAAACGGACGCTGACTACCATCGTAAGCTCGTGGAGGCCATCTTCAGGGCCTTCAAGTCCGAAAAAGGCTACACGGTTGATGCCCGTCCCATCAATGAAGGGATGGCTCTGGTTTATGCCGAGTTGAAGGACAAAATGTTCACGGGCATCGGAGTATCTTGCCTTTGTCCGGGCACGAAGATCTACACCAACCGTGGGATCTTAAAGATCGAGGACGTACTACCGAGTGATTCTGTAATAACCCATGAAGGGCGATGGCAGCAAGTCGAACGAGTGATTACCAAACACTTCGAAGGCGTCATGACCAAGGTCCAGATTAGTGGCTACTCCAACACTCCCGAGGAATATCGGTTCGTGGACAACCATGAACTCTATGTAAAGCGCAATGGGATCTGGTCGTGGATCGGTTGTGAGGAACTTCAGGTTGGCGATATCGTTGGAGAGCCTGTCATTAAACAAGACAGGGATGCCACACGTCCGGCCATCAATCTTTGCGAACGAACCACTTGCTCGAAAAAATGGAACAAACGTCGGATCGAGTCCACGCCGGATTTGCAGCGTTTTATCGGATATTTCCTTGGTGACGGCAGTGTTAATGAAGCGGAAGGTTGCGTACAGATTGATTTTTCCGCCAGCGAGGAAGTTTTCGTCAGAGACGCACAGGAAATTCTATCCACCCGCTTTGACAAAGCTTCTACTCAAATAGAGAAGGGGGCTGGTTCGGTGACTCGGCTCAAATGTTACAGTCGTGGCCTTGTTAGTTGGTTCAGAAATCACTGTTATGACGAGTTTGGCAACAAGGTCTACCCATGGGGTATTGAACGTCTAACTAACTCCGAGTGTCTTAATTTACTTGTGGGCATGGTACGTTCTGATGGGACTGTTTCCGATGACCACATCACTTTTGGAAATACCAATACCCGGCTGGTAATGCTTGCCAAGCAGTTGTTTTCAAAAATCGGTGTGGCGGCAAGTATTAGTTGGCGAGGTCCAAGACCCGGCGGCATCGCTGCCGATGGTCGGCAAATTGTGGGCCGTAAGGACGAATGGGTTGTAAGTGCCGCTGGCAAGAAAGTGGCTCACTCACTCGTCGAACTGATGAATAACATTGATTGCGAGAGCAGCCAAACGACCGAGAGGATCTTCATCGAAGATGGCTTCTGTTGTGGGCGAGTGCAAGCCGTGGAACATGAGGAGTACGAGGGTGAAGTCTATGATTTGCAAGTACCCGGCGATCATTCATTCTCTGGGCCTTTCTTGACGATCCACAACTGCGGAGCAGGCATGGTGAACGTAGCGTTCTCCTTGTTTGGCGCTCCCGTGTTCACTTTCTCGCTAGTAAACTCCGGTGATTGGATCGACAAACAGGCTTCAAAAGCCACCGGCGAGACCATTGCCTACATCAACAAGACCAAGACGAAGATCGACCTCGGTAAGGAACCTACGAATCTAGTCGAGAGGGCCATCAAAACACAGTACGAGCTGATGATTGAGAAGACCGTCACGGGCATCAAGAAAGGGCTGGAGAACAACAAGGAAAAGAACGCCAAGCTCGATTCTCCGGTGGATTTCATCGTGGCGGGTGGCACAGCTTCTCCCCCGGGATTTGACACGTTGTTTGAAAAGCTCCTACGGGAAGCCAAGATGCCTGTCGATGTCGGGCGTGTCATTCGTCCTGCCGACCCCTTGTTCGCAGTAAGCCGTGGATGCCTGTTGGCCGCAGAGAATTCCAGATGATGGAGAAAACGAATTATATGAAGTGTGAAGTTTGCGGAATCCCAATACCTGCTGAACGATTGGAGGCTCTACCGACAACCGAGACATGCGTTCGGTGCTCTACGGTCGAAGCCGTTGTTGGAATTACGGTGTGGGACAAGACAACACCCACGTTGGTCACTGTCAATAAAGAAGAGGCCGATCTCTATCGCCGCATGGAATTGTCCGAAGGTCGTCTGAGTCGCTTTTAGAGGAAATACTCGGTTGCTGTTACGAAAAAAATCGAAGAGCACGCTTAGATAATAAGCGAGCACATGCTGCAAGGGTATTTGGCATGTGTTTGCTTAGGTAACAGTAAAGGGTATTCAATGAATCAAGAAACAATTCCCGCCTTCGAGGCGGAATTGGCGCTATGCGCCACCAACTTCGTATACTTCTGCGAGAAGTACGTAAAAATCAACCATCCAAAAAATGGCCTCGTCCCGTTCACGTTGTATGATTACCAAAAGCGGTACGTACAGTCACTGGAGGATCATCGTTTTCTCTTAGGCGTTAAATTCCGTCAAGGAGGATTTACCACCTTGACGGCAATCTGGCTCATGTGGCGTGTGATGTTCAAGTCAAACGAAAGAAACATGGCCATAGCTAGGACCGACCGTGAAGCAACTTATATTTGCTTAATTGTGCGGCAGGTTTTTGAGAACCTCCCCGATTTCCTCAAACCAGACTTGAAGATTTGCAACACGCATGAGATTCATGTCGAGGGCACCAATAGCAGACTTTCTTTCTGTACTCCGCAAGCGTGTTGTGGCAAATCGATCAACTATCTATTCATAGACGAGGCAGCGTTCATTTTGTCTATGGATGAACACTGGAAAGCTATGTTGCCGACCATCAGCACTGGTGGTCACTGCATTGTTCTTTCGACCACCAATGGCGTCGGTAACTGGTTCAATGATTTGCTGGATGCAGCAAAGAAAGGCACAAACGAATTCCATATTTTCGAGTGCAGTTACACTGAACATCCGGATTACAATAATCCGGAGTGGGTCGAGGAAATGAAGAAAAATCTTGGTGAAAGAAGATGGCGGCAAGAGATATTGTGCGAGTTCCTGCTTCCTGAACCCGAGAAAAAATGTAATGAAGAGAAGCCAAAAGACAAGGACTTCAAAATCGTCCATTCACTTCAGGAAGAAGCCGAATTGCTTCACAAATTCCGCAAGAAAGCTTTTGAACAGAGACAAAAAGTTGGCAAGAAGCACAACCAACTGGGCAATGTGAATGACAATGAAGGCCCTTTCACGCTTCTCCACGAAAGAGACAAGTCAGACACCTCGTGCAATATCGTTTTTGATCATGTGAATCGCCCACAGACCTTCCGTAGTTACTACTGGGCGGACGTGGCCGAGGAGATAGCAGAAGAGCACATCTTTGTGGATGAAGACTATTCATTGGCTCACTCTATTGAAAGGAAGCGAGAAAACCTGCGTGACCTCGAAGATAGAGTCGGAGGAATTGTTGACGATGACTTGTTGGTGATGGCAGGGGTGATCACCGAAAGTGAAAAGACCAATCATAACGAGGTCACGCAAACTACGTGGGGTGTGGATCAGGAAGTTCTTGAAAAAGTGTTAGCCTTGGGCAAGTTCCCCGACGATCTAAAGGTAGATTTCAAGAACAACAAGTTCTGCGTGAACGGAACGCAAACGAATATCAAGGAGTACGACATATGTTGCCTCTACGCCGGGTTGGCTGCTTTCACTTCTCATGAAAAGGCCGTTGAAAAGGTGGCCAAGGTCATTTATAAGCGCATGGCCCCCTTGTTTGAAGCCAAGGAGACATCATGATGGAGAGCTACTGGCTCGAAAAATACGAAGAACGCCTCAAGGCAAAGAAAATCCAGAATCCCGGCTACCAAGACAACAGTCTTCAAATAACGCACAACAACGATCCAATCGTGTTGACGTGGGAAGATCCGTGGAATGACCCGATGCCATTCGTGCGTGAGGAATTCAAAGAACTGGAAGCTGGCTTCAAGGTTATCATGACCGAAGCATTTACTGCTCGGAGTTTTGTCGCCCACAGAGGCCATGTGTCGGAGCTAAGCATAAAAGAAATGCTCGAAGTAATGAACGGTTGAAACCAAGGTTGGTCGTATGGCCGACCTCAAGAAAGGAATGAGAAATGGCAGAATGTGTACACAAGTACGTAAACGACCTCGGAGTGGCAGCGTACATCCTGATGCACGGCTATGCTGTGATCGGAAAGAAGGCGAGGTCGATCTACTTTGAATGCGAGAATGAAGAGGCGAGTAAGGAATTCGACCGGTTGGTGCTTGAGTACCAACCGCCAAACGAATTCTACACCTTCGACTCGTGCCTCATGTTCTTGAAAAAGATCAACGAGTGTGTCCCGGAGACTCTTAGTGAATCCGTCAACAAGGTGGTCAGTGATTTGGGGGTTGCCGCCTACTTGTTAATGCACGAATATCGACCCAAGAGTATTGGAGTCAGGGTTATCGGCAAGCGAGGTAAGTACGTCTATTTTGAGCATCCCGAGGGTCGTGGGGAAGACTTTGAGCGGTTGTCCTACCAGTATTTGCCAAGCCAGTTTCAGAATTACGATTCCAATCTGATGGCTCTGAAGAAAATCGGCGAATACATGCCGAGGGGTAGCAAGTAATTTCCCTCCAACTTTGCTATATACGGTTATCAAGGCTTGGAGAGAAAATATGCGAAGTTTTGCAGAATACAGGAAGGGCGAGCTTAGAAGCCGAATCTATTTGGTTGGTCTGAGGGAGGCCGTCGATACTTTTTTTGACGTTCTTCGTCTCGATTTGCTGGAAGCGGCCAAACTCCCGCCGCTGCTCATTGAAGGCAGCATGGTTGGCGAAGTCTTGTTGGACAAGGCTTTAGAGGAAGACTATCTGCGCCAGAAGCAGTGGGTCGAAGCCGTTACCCAGTATTGCAAATCCAATTTCTATGAAATGCTCATGGAAGAGGCAGCTATTGCTGCGGCCGACCCCATGGTCGATTTCAAGACCGAACTCGTAGCCAAAATCGAGGACGTTTTCGAAAAGATCAAGGCTCAGGTTCGCCTTCTGCTTGGATCTTCCCGTAGCAGTCCCGCTGGCACCTCGGCACCAACCGGAAATGCCGCTTCTACTCCTGCTGCTGATGTTGGTTTGGATGCAGACGTTGAGGTAGATCAGCCAGCGGCTCACTCCCCAGCTCACTCCCCAGCACCTACTGGTGGCAATAGGGGAATCGCTCCATCATCTGGTGGTAACGCAGCAACTCAATCGTCTGCTGGTCCTTCGAGCAGTCCCGCTGCTCCTGCCGCAGGAGGCGGATCATGGTGGTCAAAGATTCGACCAAAGGATGGTTTCTTGAACGGGCTCGGCCGTGTGGTTTCGCAGCCTTTTAAGTGGCTCGGCCGAGGCATCAAGAGTGCATGGCACGGCGAACACCTGAATTACGAACAGCAGCAAATTCTTGAATCATTGATCGTGGAAAGCGAAGATGCTGTAATGGGCGTGCTCGATCAATTGAAGATCGATCTCATCAGCTGGCTAACAACCAGATTGGGCTCTATTTCTGCCACTGCTGGCAGTGCAGTCAACCCTGCCGCTGGGGAGGTTTTGCCGACTGATGGAGATAACCCTGCTGCACCGAGAACACCCGCAGCAGGAGGAACTAACCCTGCCAGACCGGGCGTTGCTGATGTGACAGGACGTAAGGGCGGTCCAAGAACTCGTTCGCAAGATGTCCCGCCTACGGAAGCAGGCGAAAAAATGCTACAACAACAGGCTGCTGCTGGAAACCAAGATGCTGCTTCTGAAATGCAAGAGCGAATCGAAAGCATTAACAAAGCTTTGCAGACTTTGGGAATGTCTCATGATTATGACAGAGGTCGCAAGCCATGGGAAGCCGACAGGCTGGAAAAACATCGTCTGGGTTGGCTAGATGACAAGGGCGTTCGAGGTAGTGCTCTGGCTGGCAAATCCCACCACGCCGATGTTAAGAAGATCTTTGAGAAGATTTACCTCAAACACGTGCCCAAAGCAGTTTTAACACCAATTCAGGCGGAAAGGGGCAAGGTCTCAGCCAAAGCCGCCAAGTCAGTCATTGATTTGTTGAGCCCGTGGCTACCAAAAGACTTCAAGTTTCAACAAAAGAACTGGAACGGATTGGTTTACCCAATCGTTCTAGCTTATGGCGAAATGTTGCGCAATCAACCTAAGAAAAACGCTGCATCTGCTCCAACGGTAACTAACCCAACAAGTGGCGGCAATCCAGCAGTCGCTCCCGAGAGTGGCGGCAATCCAGCAGCCGCTCCTGCCGCTGGCGGCAATCCAGCAGCCGCTCCTATTGCCGGAGATGTAGAAGCTGCTCCTGAAAGTGGTTTGGCCAGTCCGCCGCCAGTTGCTGATCCAGCAAAACGCACTGCGCCAGTGAGTCGTCGCAAGACTGCTCCCGGCGCACCGCCACCAGCTGCTGCTCCCGGCGCACCGCCGACCGGTGCAGAACCGTATGATATGAACGCTTACGTTGACCGTACTAAAATTTCTGCTATCCTTCCTAAACTCAAATCGGCAGGGTTGGCTGCGAGTGATGTAGAATCTATGTTGGCCGATATATTGTTGGATAGCGAAAATGCTCCACGATTCAAAGCGCAACTTAAGTCCTTGGGCATTAACTACACTGATTTGTTAAAGCCTGAGCATCAACCGGACACAGAAGTTTCGCCTGCTGCGTCCGACCCAACGCCAAGTAGCCCCGCAGAGGAAGCGGCTATGAAAAAGCGTTTAATAGAAGTGATCAAAAAAAAGAATTGGCCCATGGATTCTCTCGACTTAGCTATTAAGCATCTTAACGGCCGAGATTTTAGAGATGATGCTGTGCTTCGGGATGCTTTTACCAAAGCAGCCCGTGAAATGATGCAAGTCGCACCACCAGCCGCACCAGCCGCACCAGCCGCACCAGCCGCACCAGCCGCTTCTGCGATTGGCAGTGGAGCACCGCCAACTAATACACAACCTCGGGACGGCGACGAGCCAATCATTGCTAAGAAAAGCCAATTGGAGCAAAGCCGTGATGCCATACTGAGTTTAGCTCAGTCACGTCCCGAATACGCTCACTTGGTAGACACCATCAAGAATTTGCCTACCACCCTGTTGAGAAACAAACTCGGCGGAAGAAACTTGTTGGACGCTCCGGATGAAGCGAGCATTAAGTACGTGCTGGATGGTATGAAGAGTTACCACGACACCAATGGTGGCTCACCGGCAACATCTCCTTCAGCACCTAGTGTATCTGAGCCACCAGCAGCTCCCGCTGTAGAACCTGCACCGACAGAACCCGCTCCAACGGAAGCTCCTCCTGTACAAGATCCAGTTGCGACTTCAACAGATGTTGAGCCCACTCCAACGGAGGCTCCTGTAGGGGAGCCCAAGAATTCTGGAACATTGAATAGGCAAAAATTCGATGCTTTTGTTGCCACTCATCCTAATTGGCTTAGAAAACCGATTAAAATCACACGAGCCGAGAAAGTTCTTGAAGGGGCCTATCGGTATCTGACGGGCGAACAGAATGCCGCCAATTTCCTGCACCATTCGCAGGCCAAGCAGTTGAAACTCAGCGATGAGCAAATCCTCGACATGTTCGACGGAGCTGCGGGAGCATCTGCCTCCGCAACGGACACTGGAGTACCAAAAGAAAGACTGACCATGCCGGGTGGCGAGAGTGCGGCTCCTCCAGCGGAAGCACCACCAGCGGAAGCTCCATCTGTTGGAGCACCACCAGTCCAAAAACCACTCATGGCACCGCCAGTTCCTCGTCAAAAAACGAGGTCCGCTAGGGCCATGGGATCAACGAACGTGGATCGACCCGAATCAGCCGAGACGTTATTGAGACAATCGCCGAACTTCAAGAATTTCATTGACCAATTGGCGGATGTTGCTGAACTAGCTGATTATGATGCCACAGCAATCTATGATGAGGTGGATATCGTTAGCCAAGAAGCTATTGATATGATGGAGAAAGGTGGGCAGACCGAAGAAGATGCTATTGCTTATTTCGAACTTATGATTGACGAAATTCGAGAAAAAATATCTGGAAGTAACAAGGAAACGTCCGTAAATAAGTTCAAAGGCAGTAAGGCAGATACCAGCACCGCAGGATCAATGGACATGGGCGACGGAAATCATGGAAAGGCGATGTCCTTCGAAAGTGTCGTTCAGAAGTTCAAGAGACTGCTACGTGAGGAATCGAATCGCAATCGTTTTAGACCGTTACTGACGGCTTAAAAATGTTTGAGCCTCGAAGGTTCTCTTCGTTTGCTCAGCCAATTTTTCAAGACTGGCAATGTCAATGAAAGTCGAGTCGCCTGTATCGGGGATCACCTCTGGTACAGGCGGCTTTTCTATTACAGTCAGGTCTTTCTTCCCTTCGCTCACTCTTCGTGAGCTGAAGTCCGCCTTCGGGCCTACATCCGGCTTGATCTTCTTACCTGTCTTCTTTTCATACTGAAGGATCATCTCTGCATGATCGGGGTTCTCGGGGTCAAGTTCTACTTCCTGATGAACGGAAATGACGTGCGGCATGGCGAAAAAACTCACCATCTCCTCGTTGTAAGGATGTGTCCCCCAGATCCCATCCATTGTCACTTCCCGGACTCGGACGACGAAGTGCTCACGGGAGATACGTTCGTCGAAACTCCTGTTCATGGATGCGGAAATGATGCTACAGACCTTCCCTACGAAGAACTGCATGTTTTTGAGTGTGGTTGCGTGCATGAAACTATAAGAGGGCTTTTGCACAATAAATGTACAACTTGCAGTTAATTCATAGTATCTACCTGCGAATTTGCCCTAAAGCAAGTAAATCCACATTAACACAAGTGCATTTTGTGTGCAAGGCGATAAGAGAAGCAGCGGCGTAGTTTTCAGACATTGTTCGACAATAGAACCGATTTGGTCATCTCCGTGAACTGTTTTTCATGGTGGCTCACATAGTTTCGCACGGTGTCTTCGTCTTTCTCCACCAGCAACTTGTTCCAGTCTTTGTAGAACTTCGGAGGGCGAACGTAAAACACTTTGGGAAAGCCACTCTCCAGAAGCTTCGTCCCCACGTCAATCATGGCCCTGAGACCCGAATCCTTCTTGAACCCTTGGTCAGCGTCAAACGCCAACACGGGCACGTATGGACGAAGCAATTGAACCTGCGTGTCTGAAATCGACTTGCCGCCGAGACCACAGGCAAAGAAACCGCACAATTTCATGCTAAGAGCGTCGATCTCCCCTTCCATCAGATATATCTTTGAACCCGGCGCTGGCCAAGAGGTCATGTACAACACATCCTCTTGGGTGACGTTCAGTCCGTCCGACTTGCACTTCATGTACTTGATCACGCCCTTTTTGTCTTGCATCAGGCGTCCGTTGTACCAGATCAGATCTGCCTCGGCGTCATAGTAAGGGATAATGATGCGGTCCTTGTAATCGCCGCCCGTGCATACGTAGAGTCCATCCGTGGGAATCTTACGTTCGGAAAGATATTTCCTTGCCTTGGCTCGAATGAAGTGCGTCGGCGACAACCGGTCGATCAAGAAAGTGAAATCCGGCAAGGATAGAACTTTCTTCGGTTCGTCGATTGGAATGGCGGTCTCAATTTCTTCTTTGTGATCGAAAAACTCGTGAACCCGTTGCTCAAGTCTTCTTAAAGATGTGGCTCCGCAAAGAAACTCTTCGGCCTCGTCGTAGGGCATGGAATCGAAGTCGGCCACCAGTTTAACCAGCGATCCCTTATTGTCCGTTTTCCAACATCGGAACGAGCCCTTCTCGGGGTTCTTGGCCTTGCCGCCGCTGGGATTCATCCAGAGGTTGAAGGTGTAATCCTCGATTCCGTTGCGATGGGCGTAGAAACTGTGGGTGAGAATCTCGTCGCCGTGAGCACTGTGTCGGATCTTGATGTTCTCCTCGCCGAACCGGTTTTTCGCCCAGTTCAGGAAGGTTTCTTGGTCAACTGCCATAACTTGCTCCGTAGTCGTAAAGTTCGCTTGTATTATAAAGGATTGTTGCACATAATCACAGGGCGAAAAGGCCCGACAGAGAGTTGGGCCTTAAAATTAAGGAAGTTACCCAATGGAAATCAACCACAATTCCGTAAGTCGGCAGAAGTGCTTCGACCTGTGCCAGCAGCAATATAAGTACAGATATCACTTGAAGTTAGCAAGTCCCGGCGAGGAGCCTTTCTACTTCGTGTACGGCACGCTTGTGCATAAAGTCGCCGAACTCTATGTTGAAAGCAAGGGAGAGAGGCCCATCGGCGACATTGCCCAAGACATCACCCGTGGCAGAATACCCATTTCCGAGGAAAAGTATTGCCCGCCCTTGCCGGAAGACTACAAGAAGAAGTTTCAGAAACACCTGCGTGCCATTCAAAACCTGACTGAGAAGGTTGGGGCAGAAGGCATGGTGGAATACCAATTCTACTTCGACCTCGATCCGCCCAACAAGCGATTCATCAAGGGCTTCATTGACCGCCTCATTTTGCAAGGTGTAACCTACGGAGAAGATGGTTCAATCGTTTCGGCCCTGAAAGCGTTCATCATTGATTACAAAACCACCAAGAAAGGCAAATGGCGGGTCAACAAGGACACCGTGGTGGAAGATCTTCAGTTGAAAATGTATTCCCGAGTGGTTCAGAAGAACTTCCACGTCGAGCCGGAAAACATCAAGGCGGCTTTGTTCTACCTTGAAGGCGAGGAACTGGTGGGTGCCCAGTACAGCGCCGAAGCGTTGGAAGGCGTCCACAAGACGCTTTTGGACGGGTACAAGAGAATCGAGCGGGCGGACCCCGACAAGGTGTGGGGCAACGTCGGGTGGCACTGCAAGACTTGCGATTACGCAACCATCTGCCCCTTCTACAAACCCGACCAACAG